CTAGCGTGGCAATCAAGTAGCTTGAGTACTACAGCTATCATTGCTTTAGTTGCTTCTGGGGCAGTACCCCTACCAGCGGCAATAGCTTGTGTCTTAGGAGCCAATATAGGGACTACAGGGACTATCTGGTTGGCAGGACTGCTAGTGTCTGATGGTATGCCAAGAGGTGATACACTGAGGATTGCAATGGTACATACAGGAATGAACTTACTGATGGCTATTAGCTTGTTGCCATTCGTACATCACATAGCAAAATATGTTGGGAGATTTGGATGAATAACTATTTACTCCGTAGCGTATATATTCAAAATATACGGCATAGCGTAAAAAAAGGAGAGGGATATGAGTAGTATACAGGTAAAATACATTCACCATGCTGGTTCGGACTTGACTACTGTTAATGCAGCTAGGGTGTCATTTAATAAGAAGAGTGCATCACTGGGGTATAGTGGGGTAGGGGATGAAAATATGAGACCTATCCTGCATGATAAGGATAAGAAGCTAATTAAGTACTTAGCCAAGCACAATCATACTTCCCCATTCAACCACGCCTTTCTGACGGTACACGTTAAGGCACCTATTTTTGTAGCACGACAACTACAGAAACATGAGTACATGCCTTGGAACGAGATCAGTCGTAGGTACGTGGATGATGAACCTGAGTTCTATGAGCCTGACCATTGGAGAGACAAGAGTAAGGATAAGAAGCAGGGGAGCGGTGGAAAAAGTCAGTCCCAGTACTTCCCTAATATCTATGTAAAGGAGATAACAGAGAAGGCACTAGGTGACTATAAGAAGATGCTAACCCAAGGTATAGCCCCAGAACAAGCACGTATGATACTACCTCAGAACATGATGACAGAGTGGTATTGGTCAGGTACAGTAGGAGCCTTCGCTAAGATGTGCAATCTAAGGTGTAAACCTGACACTCAACTAGAGACCCGTATCGTGGGAAATGAGGTGTCGAATATTATGTTGCGTTACTTCCCTGTAAGCTGGAAGGCTTTAAAACATGACTACTGAAGAAATGATGAAGATGTGTCGTACACTGGCACATAAATACAATTCACCTAGTCACTTCGATGATCTGGTCTCCGAGGGAATTTTGGAGTGCTTAGAGCAAGTGGATCAGGGGAACACGCATGGGGCTAATCTAAGGCGTATGGCTAACAGGGCTATGCACGACTACATAAACATTAAGACACTAGCTGTAAGTGTACCTCTAAGTGAGCCAGCTAGGTCTTTGGCTAGGGGTACAGACTACAAGTCAACGATGAGCCGGGAAGGTGTGGCAAAATTGCAACAGGCTATCAATTCAACCAGTACACCATTAGAAAGTGCTGAGATAGTTGATGAGGAATCTGATCCTGCTGTTGTGTATGAGAAAAAGCAGACTGTACTTGACATAGTAAGGTTATCTAGGGAGACGCTTAACGACAGTGATTGGGATTTGTTCTCTAGGCACTATTTAGAAAAGGAGACAACAGATGATATAGCTATATCTGAGCGTGTAACACGACAAGCCATAGAGAAGAAGTTGAAAAGGTGTGTTAATAAAGTCACAGAGGCTATGAACATTTAGGGGCTTTGGTTGCATAAGTTCAAAAAATGTTGCTATAGGTAAGTACAGAGGTCTTCTAAAGACTATTAATAATAAGAAGGAGAAACAATATGAGTGCATCTGATACGTTGGATAGACTTAATACGGAAGGTATTAGACCAGCATTTAACGATGAGCCAAAGTACCATGAACTGTCTACAGTGTTTACGTCTTTTGAAGATACTAACGAGTTTGAGGGTCTCGTAATTAGTGTTAAAAAATACGGTCTGTTTGAACCCATTCTTATGTGGCAGGGTTGGATTGTAGATGGTAGACACAGGCACAAGGCTTGCTTGAAGTCTGAGGTTGAACCTGAGTATGAGTACTTACCAGACGATATGCCTTTCGGTGTTGTTATGGACCGTGTTGTTGCAGCTAATCTTATGCGTAGGCACCTAACCACTGGTCAACGCGCTATGACTGCGGCTGCTTTGGCTAATATGACTGTTGGTGGGACTGGAAGTAATCAACACGAAAAGAGCAAAAGGGCAAATTTGCCCGATTCCAAAACTAACAAAGACGCGGCAGGTCAACTGAATGTTAGCTCTAGAACAGTTAAGACAGCAAAAGCAATCAAACGTGATGCACCTGACCTAGCTGAGAAGGTTAAGAAAGGGGAAATGACACTAAATGCAGCAGATAACGAAAGGAGAAAACGCCAAGGTTTACCTGAGAAGACGAATGCACCTAAACCAAAAGGGCTTGAACTAGATACCATGATGAAGGTAGGTGGTAAAAACTGGAACAGCATTGTATCGGCAGGTTCTTTAGTATCAACAGCAAGAGACCTATACTTACAAGACGGGGAGAAAGGCATGGGTAGGTCTATCATGCAAATACTTGAGAGTGGCGAAGGAAAACACTCTCAATCTTACAATGCAATGGGACTAATTGCCCTGTACAATTCTTTGGGTAGTCACCTATCAGAGATAGAGGAATTACTCTTAGACGAACCTGACACAGCATCAATGAACTGAGGATATAAACATGAATAATGAAGATACAGGATCAAACGGGATCGACCTTTTTGGATATGCCACTTCGGTATTGAAAGAAATCAATCATGCAGCGTTTAGTAAGCTAGATGATCCAAAACCGTATTTGATGGATAATACAATACAGGCTGCTGCAACTATCCTAGATACTGGTGGCAGAACAAAAAAGAACGCTATCTATGCAAGGTCTCGTCAAGAGAAACTTGAGGGTGGAGAAGACTTTGGGTCTTGGGAATATTACTATAAGCCAGATGCCTGTCAGAGAACAGTTGATTGGATATTAGAGAATGACCCAATGGCCTTAATGGAACACCTTGCTGGGTGTCGTAACCGAGGTCGTGGACAAGTTCTCCGTATGGATAACATACAAGACTATGCAAACGAGAAGCTGTTTGGCAAGAAGTAAGTAACAGGAGAGAGCCACATGAACCAAGAAGTACCACACCAGCCCTGCCCATATGTGTCGTGTGGCTCCTCTGATGCCTTTAGCTTTAATAAGGCTAAGGGTTGCGGGAAGTGCCACGCTTGCGATCAGTCTTATCCCTCAAGGGGTGAGACATACGATTGGGCTAAAGATAAATATCCAACAGTAGAAAGGGGAGAAGTAATGACTTTTACGCCAAAGAGAATAGAGACCGCTGGTGATGGTCGTTATACACCCCTCCGAGGGATTAATGCTAGGACTATGGAAGACTTCAATGTTAAGACATATGATGGTCGCCAAGAGTACATATACCCCAGCGGTGGAATTAAAGTCCGTACCCTACACGAGAAAGGCTTCTACACTAAGGACGGGTTCAAGGGGGATGAACTGTTTGGTATGAATATGTTCACTGCTGGTTGTTCTAAGACTGTAACCATTACTGAGGGGGAACTAGATGCCTTATCAGTAGCACAGATGATGAAGAGTCAATATATTAATCCTGTTGTATCATTACCATCTGGTAGCCCATCTAAGAAGCTATGGGAGAATTGTAAGGAATGGTTAGATAGTTTCCAGAAGATTGTGTTGTCAGTAGATAATGATGATACTGGTAATGCCCTAGCTGATCGTGTAGCTAAGTTGTTTCCTAACAAGGTGTACCGAGTACCACACGACAAGTATAAGGATGCTAATGAGTTCCTACAGGACAATGCACATGCGGAGTTCAAGAGTGCATGGTGGAACGCTGCTAAGTATACTCCTGAGAATATCTTAAACACTGCCGATCAGTTCTTGTCGTTATATCGGGATACACCAGATCATGTATACGTTCCTACAGGTATCACTGACTTAGATGATAAGATCATGGGGCTTATGCAGGGTCACTTCACAGTGATTAAGGCACCTACTGGCATAGGCAAGACTGAGGTGATGCGTTACTTAGAGTACAACATGCTACAGCGTAAGGTTCCTATTGCTGCATGGCACCTAGAAGAGACTAAACTAAGGTCACTACTTGGTCTTGTGTCGTATGAGTTACAGGATAATCTGACTAGGCGTGACTTGATTGATGAGAAGGGAAGGAATGAGGATGTTATAGAAGCAATTAAGAGTGTCACTAGGGACGAGAACTTCTA